GGATTTAGGTTCCAGCGCCGCAAGGCGTGAGAGTTCGAGTCTCTCCGTCCGCACCACCTTCTAAATCAAGTGTTTACGAGCTTCAGCGGCCCTCCATGTAGATGCGCTGGATTATCAGCGTGAACAGAACGTGAAATGCGACTTTCACGGACTTGATCAAGAACCCCAACCGCATCCCTTACCCTGGCCGGCGCAAGATGGGCATATCGCTCAGTCATCGCGACTGTCGAGTGTCCGAGCAGATCCCGAACATCCGCCAACGGAACGCCGGCGCTTACCAGCCATGCCGCGCAAGTGTGGCGCAGGTCGTGAATCGTAAAGTCCACAATCTTCGCTGCCTGGCAGGCCTGCTTGAAGCCGGACGATAGCGAAACCACTCGATCGCCGTTGGCTCTGGCAAAAACCCAGGGGCATTCTGGGCTTGTCTCGGATCTGAATGCCATTCGTCGCTTTAGTGCTGCCATAGCCCCCTCGTTGATCGGGATGCTCCGGCGCTTGCCTGCCTTCGTGTGGGATGCCTCCAAGTAGATCAGTCGATTGGCGAAATCCACTCTGCGCCATTCCAGGCCAAGCATTTCCTCCCGCCGGCATCCGGTGTTTACCGCTAGGCGGATGAAATCCTCGAGCATCGGGCCAAACTTCTGGACGCGCGCGGCGCGGCACAGGGCCTCGACCTCCGCCCTGGTCAGCCAACGATCACGCCCCTCGGCCTCGCGCATCTTCCGCCCCTTCACCGGGTTAGGAAGGGCCCACTCCAGTTCTGTGTTGCAGTGGTTGATCGCCGCAGACAGTGCGGCGAGTTCTCGGTTGATGGTTGCCGGGGATGCGCCGGCATCCAACCGATGCGCTCCGTATCCCCGGATGTCCTGGCCCCCTAGATCGTTGACCACGCGTCCGGCAAAATACTCGCGCAGCGGCTTTATGCGGTGCACGGTCGTTTCGTAGCTGCGCTGATGCTGGCGAGCGTGTTGCAGGTACGGAATGATCACCTCCTCAAAGGTCCTGGGCGGATTCACGCCCATTTCCTTTTCCTTCCACGCTTTCGCGCGCTCCTGTTGCTCTAGTGCTTTCGCCGCCGAGTAGTCGGCAGTTCCAGAAGAGCGTCTAACAAGCTTTCCTGTTGCTGATTTGAAAGAGATCCACCAGTAGGCGGAGTCGTTTCTCTTGTACGGCATACTTCCTCCGGTACGCCGACCGCGTCGCGCATGCTAGCAGCGGCTTCCTCTTCAAGCATCTGTTCGAGCTTTTCCTTGTGCACCCGGATGGTCTTCTTGAACCTGACCACTGGGATCAGCTTTTCGTCCGCGTAGCGGTACGCGGTCCTGCGGCTCACGCCGAGAATGCCGGCGGCCGCCTCAACTGAAATCAAAGACATAGCGAGACCTTGGCCGATCAACGGCATCGGTTTGGAGGGTAGAATTCGTGCTGGCTTGGCCGGGCAGGGCGCCCGCATCGGGCAATATGGGGTTAACTGCCCGGTCAGGCCTTTGGTAGGATTTAGACGCCCAGCCGGGTTAGCTCAGGGAGAGCTAGTGGCGCCCGGCTGGGTTACTTGATTTCGCCGTTGAACGGGATAAGGAGTTCCCGGAATTCGCGCATCTCAGGGACGGTTACGCCGTATCCGAGCAGTTCTCCGTTCTGCCTGATGAACATGTGAGCGGCGATGCGTAGTCTCAGCTTCTCAAGGGCATGAAGCCTTCCGATGTGGTCGAGGCTCATGCCTTGTCTGACTGATGGCGCCGGCTCGAATAAATCCACCACCAGTTGGCATCCATCCCAAGCAGCCTGGGTGTGGCTGTCCGAATATCGGATGTCTCCCTGGCTGTCCACGTAAGCGGACAGGTCGAATATGCCGGCCATGCGCTTCTCGAATTCCTCCCGTTTCATCACTCCCCACCTCCCATAGACTTGCCGATCTCGGCGGCGGCGCGGACTATTGCTCGCCGAGTTGCCGCATACGGGTTTTCTGTGAACACCTCCTGGCAAGGGTTCATCCCGTCACCATTTGATGGCTCGGCGGCCACCTCCTGAAATCCGTTGTAGAACGTAATGTCCAGGCGAAGCTGCACCGCCAGAATAAACGCGTGGTGGCTTTCGATAAGTGGGTTCCAGGCCGTACACCCATCGACAATCCAAAGGCTGGCTTTTGCTGGATCGACTATGGAATCACGTTCGGCTTGACGCTGCTCATTGATCTGCATCCCCGCCGCCCGCGCCGCCAGTTCGAGTAGTTCGCGGTCGTTCATTGCGTTGCTCCTTCTAGGGCTGCGTCGATGATCCTTTCGATCTCGTCGCAGTGGTCGTAGATGTCATTCGGGTGAGTGCCGTTATTCAAGCCGCTGACCATGTTCACGAGGTCGCGGGTAAGTGGGCGGAGATTCCCGTCGACCTCGGCTTGAACGGCATGTAGCGCTCCCCGCAGCGCATCGTTCTGCGCCCTCAGCCGGTCGCGCTCTTCGGCTCTACGCTTGGCGGCCTCGCGCCAATACCCACATCCGCCTGGATGCTCGGTGCATGCGGATAGTTCGTCGAGCAGCCTTTCGTTCTCCGCCTTGAGCCTGTCCCGCTCTTTCCTAGCATCATCGCGTGCTTGGCAGAGCGCCCTAAGTTCGGAGCTATCGCGGCCATGCTGAGCAAGCAAGCCGTCGATCTCGTCCAGCATGGCGAGGATGGTCTTTGGGTTGGCGGCGGAATCGAATAATTCCCAAGCAGAGGAGATCGGCTCATCCTCGCTCCGCTCAATTCGGATCACTTCTTCAGCCAGCCTCCGCAGCTCTGCGTGGTCGGTCATGTCTTTTCTCCCCATTTCACTTCGAGCCACAGGTCAACGAACTGGCGTTCTTCGGCTCGCACAGCGCAGACGTAACCGAGTCCGCGCAGTTCCTTCAGGATCGCGATGCAGAGCTTCGGGTAATCGCATTCGTTGCAGTAGGTCCTGGTGCCGAACCCATAGTCACGGGTGGCGTACACGTACTTGCCTTCGGCGGCTGCTTTTGCGATGCCTGCAAGGATGGTATCTACGGCGAACGCAGGGTCTTGTTCGCGAGCTATATCACGCGCTTGCTCAGCGGTCAGTCGGCTCATGGTTGCTCCTAGATAGCGGTTGCGGAATAGGTTGGCCGTGCATATCCAGATACCGCGAAGGTTTGCGCATCCCCTCCGAGGCGACGGACCATTACTGTCACGCACCCGCCGTCGGCGATGTTGTAGTCAGCATTTCTCCGCTCATATTGCTCGGCCCAGTCACATGCTGCGGCGGCATGGTCGTACGAATCGCGGATGTGCATCGCGTCTTCTTCTTCCTGGCCGTAATCAGGGCACCAAACTCGATAGTCGCTCATTCACTTCACCTCGATTCCGGCTTGCTGGAGGGCTTCTTTCACGGCATCAAGCACTGCGTTGTAGCTGCCGATGATCAGGTTTCCGTAGATGTTTCTTGTGGGCTCCATTTTCTCCGGCAACTCCACCCTCAGAGCCGCGCGGCTGGCTTGCCAGGCTTGATAGGCGAAGTCCACATCAGCGTCGTCATAAGCGAAATTGGGATCGTTGGACTTCCGCAGATCGGCATAACCGCCCATCGCTGCGGTAACCCATGCTTCAAACTTGTCTCTCATTGCTTGCTCCATCTGCTCAACTCCTGTCCTTTCTGTTCTGTCTGCTCGTATAGGTTCTGGAAGTCCCCGACAACCCGGAAGACTCCCAGGACGAAGAGAACGATAACTATCACTGCGACCAGGGTTTCGTTTTCGTTGTCCACTGTTGGTCCTCCGGGGGGGGGCGGATTCGTTGATTTGGGGTGGCGGGCTCCTGGCCAAAAATCTGCCAGTTTTTGTGCTGAAACCCAGCAGGAATGCGGGTCTCAGCCTGGCCGAAGGTGGCGGTGGCGATGCCGGGACTCCGGCATCGGTATCAGCCGCCCGCAGCTTTGGCGATCAGGTGCATGAGCATTTCGCGCAGTTGCTCGCGCTCGAGCACCTGTCCGGTTTTCGCGTACTCGTCGGCCTGGCGCAGGATCGCGTCGATCTCGATGTTGAACATCGGCGAGAGCACGTCTGGCTCGCACTGTTCGAGCAGCAACTGGATTGCGCGGGTCGGGTGCGCCATGGTGATGCCGAGCCAGTTATAGGCCGAGGCAGTGCGGTAGTAGCGAAGACCGGCGATCTCATGCCGCTGAGGCGGGCGGAAGGGTTTCGTGCGCATATGCAATCCGGGTAGTGGGTAGCCCATTATCCGAATTGCTGTATATGCGTACAGTGGTTGGCGATGGGTGGCTATGCCTGCTTGCTCAGCAGGGCGCGCAGGTCGTTCGCAATTTCAAGCATTTTCTTCGCGCGTGTCGTGGCTGCGTTCGTTCCTGCCGGAACGTTTTCGCAGTTCCAATCGGACTCTCGCCGGCACTCCCGCTCTATGCGTCGCAGCAGATCCTCGCTGACCACCACATGGCCCGCGGGGACGGCTCTTTCATTCCAGGCTGTGATGGCAGAGTCCCGCCACTCAGGCCACTTCTTGTAGCCAGTCCGCACGTCGGGTCCAATCACGCCGCAACTGCAAGAAATAGCCCCATATTTGCATCCGCCATCAGCATGCGCGTAGCTGTCCGCGCCGGGAGTTTCGCCGCAGAACGGGCAGGGTTTCAGTTCTTCAGCCATTGCCGTTCTCCTTGTCCTGGTTGAGCAGGACGCGAAGGTCTGCCGTTATCCGGTAGCATTCAGTCGGGAACGAGGTAGACCAGGCGTAGGCGTAGTACTCTTCCGGGCCTCGGCACGGCTCGTTCATCACATGCTTGGCGATCAGCCCATGACGTTCAGCACTTTCTTGGATGTCTGCCCCATCGAAGCTGCCGCCCTCCAGTGCTCCGCTGATGATCTCCTGCGCGAATGCGGCGAACTTGGCCGCGTTCTCGCGCAGCTCCTCGATCTCCATCTCCATGCCGCCGCACTGCTGGCGGGCAGCATCTCCCTTTGCCGCTGCGTCCTCGGCCATGGCTAGTTTGGCGCGCAGTGCCGCGACTTCCTCCCTGAGCGCCTGGGCCTCGGCGGCGAGGGCGTCGTAGTCGGAGGCCTTCACCCACGCTCCTCCGGGGTTCTCAATGTGCGCACAGTCATCAACGTGAGCATGGTTCACGTGGTCGAACCGCTTCACCTCACTCATGACCTACCTCCTTGCCGGGCGCGGCGGCGAGAGATCGCAGACCATCATGGATGGCTCGCAGGTCGTCGTCGGTCGGCTCTGTGCGCAGGTACAGAACTACGGAGCGCGGATAGGCGAAGTCTCGTCCGATCCCTGACACCTCCGGCACGCTGTGCTGAGCCTGGGCAATGCACAGCAGGTCGGATGTGCGCCCTACCCACTCGGCACGTTTCTTCGTGCCCAGCGGCATCAGTTTGAGCGCCTGGCGCAGTAGGTCGAACGCTTCGGGCACACTGTGCAGAGCCTGGGAGGGCGCGCCGCTCAGCGCCGTTCGGGCTGCCCGATGCTGGCCAAGCGTCAAGCACAAGCGGTCGTCGCACCCTATGTCAGTGTATGGTTCATGATCGTCATCCCCGGAGTCGTCGTAGACGTCAGCAACCGCTGCGAACGGTGTCAGAGCCGTTTCCAGCTCCGCCACCCTGGCCAGGGCGACTTTCAGTTGATCCTCCAAGTGCTTGGCATAGCCGCGAATGCCTTGCACGGTCCAGCCACCATCGATGGCGTCTTGCGGCAGCCCTTCGCAGATGCGCTCGAACTGGCGCAGGCGCTCGACTTCGGCTAGGGCGGCGTCGCGCTCTTTACGCATTTCATCCCAGTCCGCGAGGCGCTGCTCTGCCTGCTCTGCCCACGAATCGCGATCCGCTCGCAGCTCCCCGACGATGCGCTCGTGCTGGGCGACGGTCATCAGCGGCCGGCGTTCGACGGTGTAGGAGCGTTCGAACTCCTCGCCTTTCCCTGGGTGCCAGAGACTCCAGCCAGTTTGCGGGCCTGCGGTGACGCGGTATTGCCACGCCACCACCTCCGGCCGCTCCACCTCCGCTTTCTCGGCCTGCGCCGTGAGGGTTGCCGATTCAGCGATTACGCTAAGGACGCGCCCCTCTTTATCCTGGCGGGTTACCGATACGATGGCGCCGGATTCGTTCTTGGTGACAACAACCTCGCCAGAGGGTTGCGCCAGGGCGGCTTGATCAGGTGCAATTCGAGCGTGCGTGACCATCCAATCAAACACGTCCTTCATGTCATTCAGCGATACGCCAATGAATTCGCCGTCCTTCGTGCACAGGTCAAGCAGCCTCTCGCCGCCCTTCATGAGCATCAGGAAAGTTGGATTGAGTATGTTGGGTAGAACGGTGTTGTTCAGGTGATCATTCCAATCGCGCAGGCGCTCGATCTCGTCAGCGGCCTCCTCCTGGTGGCCAGGAAGTGCCTCACCTTTACGCAAAAGACTGATCAAATGTCGGTCATACTCTTGTGAGACTGGCGATGGAACCTCCTGTGCGCCCTCTGCCTGGAAGTCGCGCTCATCCCCGCCTGCCTGCTCTACCGCAGGATGTGCCGGACAGGGATGGCGGAGGGAGCCGTTGCCGGAAGGGCAGGTGCAAATATCTTTCGGGGGCAGTGCAGCGTCACAGTTCTGGCACATGCCGGAGCCGGCAATGAACCCTGCGTCATAGCTGTCGGCTTGGAACTCGGCGCCGCAAGGGCAGCGCACATCGGTCAATTCGTTGCTCACAATCCCTTCTCCTGCCGCTCAATAGCAGCGATGAATTCGACAATCTCTGTGCTGAGGTCCATGGCGCCAATGCTGTTGTGGACCCCGACGTAGCGGTTTGCGCGCTTCAGAAGGAGCACCGCCGTACGCAGGCCGGAGTCACGCTTGGTCTTCGCCTTGACTTCCATTGCCCACCTCCGGGTAGACCAGAACACCCTCGGCGCCCTGGGCCTGGTTGATCGCTATCTGCCTCACCGCTCTCGCGAATAGCAGAATGTCGTCTGGGGTCATGAGCTGGCTTTCTTCGGGCCAGCCGGTGACCGTCACACCGCCAGGGCGGTGATGCGCTGTTAGCTGGTGCATGGGGTTATTCCTGTTCGGTCAGGGATGGCAGACTTCGACAACTCGGTGATAGTCGCCACGGAAGGGCATGGCCTTGTAGCCCTGGTTCATGGGGTAGATTCCCCAGGACTGGCGAGAGCAGGCCGCCATCATCGCCGCGTACTTGATGACCTCGATGACGTCTTTCTTGATGTGCATGACATGGCCCTCATGCACCCATCGCCGACTTGATCTGTGCCGAGTGGCTGCGGCTGACTGGAATCCAGTTCTCGGTTCCGAGCAGCAGCACTTCGCCGGCCTGGGTGTCGTCGGGCCGGCGCTTGAATATGCTGATCAGAGACCGGCGAACCAGGGCTTTCCGGTGGGTGCGGATGAACTCGGCGGAGAACTCTGATTCCAGGGTCTTGAGCGCATCGCTCAGAACCAGAAAGCCTTCCCGGTAGTACGCGATGACGTACTTATCCTCGGCGACGAAGTGGGTGATCTGCTCAACCGGGATTTCCTTGGAATGTTTGCCGCATTTGGCTTTAAGTACGGCTCTCATGCCGCCACCCCCAGCACCTTCTCCATGCGCTCCTCGAGCAGTTCGTAGAAGGTCTTTACTCGCTCGGACAGCTTGCGTATGTAGGCCTCATCACGGTGGACGCGCACCATGCAAAGTGGCATGCCTGGCCAGTAGCCGAGGAAGTCGATCCACTCGCGCTCCGAAACCCAAAGGCCCCCATAGCACTGAGCCGCGTGCTCGGAAGGCAGCTCGCCTGCGATGATCACGCTAACCAGCTTTTCCGGTACCTTGGTTTTCACCTCTATCAGGCCGTTGTCGCCGACCAGTCCATCCGGCGAATAGCCGATCCCGTGGTTCAGAATGATCCCGGCCTGCTGGATCTGATCTGGCTCGGTATCTGTGCGCAGGCAGTACAAGTCGCGCACAACCGGCTCAAGCTTGTGACCCCTGGCGCTGCTACCGTTACCACGCCATGGCTCGGCCTCTGCTCCGGTGATCCGCTCACCAATTAGACGGTCCATGTAAGTGAAGGCGCCAACGCCGAACCCTGCCTGGCCTTTGCCGTTAACCATCAACACGCCCAGTTCGGAGCAGGTTGCGATTCCAAGACGCGCGTCAAGCCACTCCTGGGAGCCCTGCTCCAGGTCCTTGAAGATCTGCATGATTCACTCCTGGGAGCGCTTGGCGCGCTCGCGAGCCTTGGTAAGCCGTGCCAGTGCCGCATCGAAGTCGGCGGATGGGACACCCTCAGCAGAGCCGTACATAGCATCGAAGGCTTCTTGCGTGTCCTGAAGGCATTGGGAGAGAAGGGTTTTCAGTTGCTGCGCCTGAGCTTGGGTAATGAGCTTCTTTGGCGGCACAGCCGCGTTGCCGTCGTCGTCCTCGCCGCGAGTGGTGATGTTCAGCAGTGCGGACAGCACGTAACGCTTGCCGTAGCTGACCGATGATCCAAGAGACTGAACGGCGTTCTTGCTGCCACTTGTGTCTAGCGGAACGAGCATCGTCGTCTGCTCTCGGTGTCCGGCGCAGTGCATCAGAATTCCAGTAACCGAAACGCCAGTCTGAACAGTCTCGACGCGGAAGCTCACTGCGAAACCGAACCGCTGCATGATCGGCTTCACGATGTCGTTGATGTCTTCGAAGGTCGCGTAGTTGCTGCGCTTTTGGCCGTTGACGGTGATAGCGCCACGCTCGGCAATGCTCGGCAATTCGCTTTGCATGGCGGCCATGGATGCGTTGAACTCAGCCTCTGCGCTGCGGGACTGCATCCGTTCGTGCATGGCCATCAGGCGTTCGAGCTTCTCAATGTCACAGGACGGGTCTGAGGCAGCCTTCTGTATTACCTGAAGAACCGTTGCTGATTCTTGAATTGCTATGGGAGTATTGGAATCTGCCATAGGCTTCAGAGAGGTTTGCATGTCGCACTTCCTTCTCGTGGAATTGGGTTGAATGTGTGCAGCTGCGCCTTGGCCGCCAGATATGCCTGATGAGCCTCTTCGGGAGTTTTGAATAGGCCAAGGTGGTAGTACTTCTTGTCCTTGGCGATAGTCGCCTGCCATCCAGATGAATGTTTGCTAACGCCAAGAAACCCTGATTTGTTGCGCTTGCTCACCTTCCTGTTCTGCATGTTCTCTGCGTGAGTGCAGAGGCGAAGGTTGCTCCACGCGTTGTTGGCCGAATTTCCGTCTATGTGATCGACATTTCCTAAGGGCATTTCTCCGGTCATATAGAGAAAAGCGAGCCTGTGAGCTTTCTGTCTGCGGCCTTCAAATCTGATGTAAACAAACGCTTCTCCTTTTGTTCCTGCAAGATCTCCTATCTGCACCTTTCCTGGTGGTTTGACTTTCCATCTGAACTCTCCAGTCTCAGGGCAATAGCTAAGCAGGCGGCGCAGCTCTTCCTGCCGCTGTGCAACTGCGTTGCTCATGGTTAACCTCAATAGTTGATCGTGATGTGAGGAACCTTGCGCTGAGCGATCAGGGTGATCGCCTGCTTGGCGCATTCCTCATCCATGCCACCAGCGACGAACGCCGCCAACGCCTCGTTGTTGATGGCTTTCTTGTGCGCCTTGTCGGCTTCGCGTGCAGCAGCCTCGCGTTCGATGCGGGCCTGCTCATCGGCCTGCCGTTTGCGTTCTGCCGCTGCGGCTTCTTCAGCGCGACGTTGCGCATCACGCTCTGCTTGTTCTGCGCGCTGCTTGGCTTCAATGGCTTCGCGTTCGGCGCGCTCGGCGGCAAGCTTAAGTTCAAGTTCGCGGCGCTCTGCTGCGGCCTGTGCTTCGGCTTCACGGCGTACTGCTGCGTCGCGTTCTGCCTGGGCCTTGGCCTCTTCCTGACGCCGTGCCTGCTCTGCTGCTTCGCGGGCAATGCGTTCCTCGCGCTCTTTCTGCTCGCGAGCAGCAGCTTCGGCGCGCAGTCGCTCCAGTTCGGCCTGCTCGGCTTCATACTTCTCGCGTGCAACGAGGGCTTCGCGCAGCGCGACCAGGGCCTTGTCCTTGGTACGGGCGGCCTCGGTTTCGAACTCTTCCCAGTCCTCGCCAATCAAGAGGCCTTCCAGCCACTCAATGTTGGCTTTCAACTCGGTCGAATCTAGGTCGCGGCATTCCAGGCGCAGGTTGATCTGATCGATGCCGGCCTGGTGCTTGGCCTTGCGCATTTCCTCGCGCTGCTCCCACTCAGTTAGGGGCTGGCGTACCTCTGCCTGCCAGGAGTCCAGCAGGTCACGCATGCGCTTGCGCTCGGCATCGACCTTCTTCGGCACTTCCTTCAGGTCGGCGACCAGTTCCTTTCCTACGTTGTCCAGCGCCGTCTTCGAGCGGGCGACCTTGTAGGCGATGGAGGCGATGGCCTCTCTGCCCTTGCGGGTAGTGACGTCTGGCACGAAGCCGTCGATCTCTTCGCGAATCTTGGCCAGGAACGGGTCAAGGCCATTGGCGGCCGAGTAGACTTGGAGTGCGGTTTCTTTGGCCGGCACTTCGACCAATTGGGTTTCTGCAAACATGAGCAATACCTCGCCGCGACAGGCGCGGCATGGTGAAGAGAAGGTTGTTACCGCTCTGCCGATCGAAGACCGGCGGGTTGTTCGGCGGTGATCAGGCCGCCCCAGGCAGGGGCGAAGATGAGCAGGATGTAGAAGGCGGTCATGGCCAGGGCGCCGAGGAGGGTGGCTTTACGCTTCGCGTTCATCGAGCGCCCTCCTGGCGAGCATGTCGCGCTTGCTGCGTTCGAACGCAGGACTCCAGAAGCGGAAGCCATCCAGCCAGTGGATTTCGCGCCCCTGACGACGGAGTCGGCGGGCACGCTGGGCACCCACCGCGCGCAAGCCATAGGTGTTGCTGAAGAACCTGGTGCGCAACGCCTCGAGACTCTCGGCAGGGTCGTACTTCCGATAGTTCCTGCTGGGACGGTTGCTTGCCAGCCACTCTTCCAGCTTTGCCTTGGATATCCGGCCGCCGGAGAAGACGTAGCAGTGATGCAGCTTCTCGATTGTGCTGATACCGACTTGTACGGTTGGCTCCGGCGGGTTGGGGTGCGCTGCATCCCAGACCTGCCCATGGCATTCAAGGGTGCCTCCGTCATCCAGCCGAATCGTGAACTTGCGCCCCGCGAAGGCATCGGTGGAGCCGGGGACCTCCTTGAGGAAGTCGTAGAACCCGCTGTCGTTGGCGATCAGGTGGCGGCCACGCCCGCCCCAGCCCGAAAGCTTTTCGAACTCTCCGCAGGAGTAGACGAACTCGGGCATGCGGTCGATGACCACGAAAATATGGGTCATGTACGCCGATTTGTGCTCAATGACGTCGATGATCTGGATTGGCTCAGCCACGACGCACCCCCAGGCACTTCCGGCCGCGCTTGATGGTCAGCGCCATGCGACGCGGCAGGTTCACCACCAGGGTCTCGCGCGGCAGACCGAGCACTGCGGCGATGTCGGCTCCGGCCGGCATCACCAGGTCGTCGAGCTGGTCGTCGATGATTGAGCGAACGGGGCGGGTGGTCATAGGTCGATGCTCCTCAGTTCCTGCTGTCTCGCATCCGCTGCGGCGTCGAGCCGGCGGCGCATGTCGTCGTATTGCCGGGTGTCGATGGCGTCGAGGGTGTAGGCCATCTCGATCTGGCCGCGCCATACCAACTGGTCGTGGCGCGGGATCACCGACCGACGCATAGCGACGATCGCTTCCTCGATCACGCCCTCGGCGCGCTCATTCGCCCAGGCCATCTTCGTCCTCCTGCTCTTCGTCCTCGTGCTCTGGTTCCGGGTCCGGCTGGTCCCAGAGCGGGTCTCTGGCGAAGTCCCAGGCGTGCTGGGCGTTGCTGAAAGCCGCGCGGTTGCGGCGCTCGCGGTATGTCCACATCGGGATGCTCTCCGTGGTTCACCTGCATTCGGCAGCACCCAGGCACACGGCAGTCGTGCCCGGTGGGGCGCCGTGGTGGGTGCTCTCGAATGGAGGTTGAAAAAAGCCCGGCCGGAGCCGGGCGAAGAGGGGGCTGATGCTTACGCATCGAAGAGTGATCTGCGCTGCCGGCTCTACTTGAACTACCTCCAGCCTCTGGCTGGCGCGCTAAGCATCGACACGGCTACTACTACAGCGGCGTGCACACCGCTTATGCCTCGATCGTGTCTACGCAACCCTTCACGCCCTCGCGATGGGCCGTTTACGGGTTCACAGATGCGCCACAGCAGCGCAGATCACTCTTCGATAGGCCCTGGCTGTGCCAGGAAAGAGAAGGGCGCCGCCAAGCGCCCTGACTCCACTTACATGCACCGCCCTATGTGAAAGCGGTTGGGTACAGGCTCGACCGCATGTTGGCGATCTGCCCTTGGGGCTGGGCTACATGTCGAGATCCTCCGTTGTGCGCGCCGTTGGACCGGCGGGCGCTCGCCGTGGGCTTTACGCCCGCCTATGCTTTCGCGAGGGCCTCTTCGGCGCTCGCGACCAGTTCAATCAATCGCTCGATGTGGGATGCCCTGGTGGTGAGGGTGATCGCTTCCGGCCCTTCAGCCAGTCCAGCGCGAAGGGCCGTCGGGAACGCCTTGACTATCTCCCGATTGAGCTTCAGCAACTCTTCGAGAATGGAGCGCGGCACGACTGGCTCAGCTACCGCCTTGGGGGTTACTTTGGTTCCGCCCGCTGCAATGACCTTCGCGAGCTTCTGGCCCAGCACCTGGCCGGCCTTCTCGCCGTGCTTCCTGACGACCTTCGCCGCGGTCGTCGCTGCGACTGCGCCGGAGCTGATCAACTGCTGCACATCGGTATTCGCGTTGCCTACGACCAGTACCTGGTCGACGTGCTGCCGGGTCTTCCCCATCTTCTGGGCGATCTGTTCGACGGTCCATCCGAACGCAATGAGCCGCTTGTAGCCGTGTGCGAGCTCCAGAGGGGACAGCTTGCGCCCCTCTTGGGAAGTGATCACGCGGAGCACGCGCTCAGCGTCGTTGCCGGCGAATGCAACGATTGGCACCCAGAACTCTCCGCTGGGGTCACGTGGCAACCGGCCCTCAGCGTCGAGCTTGAGGTAGGCGCGCCGGCGGCGGTGCCCGTCGACAACCCACATGCCGCCGTCTTCGCGGGGGCGCACTTCGAGGGCAGGAACGATGCCGCCCTGGTGCAGGTAGTCGGCCAGATCCGCGATACTCTGTTCGAGGTCTTCGCCCTCGGCGCGCAGGTTGAAACCGGGTTCTTCGTGAAGGTCTTCCAGGCGAGCTTTCATCGCATCTGCGCGTTTCAGGTCGCCGTCTTTGATCATCTGCTTGAACGATTTAGCCGCCATGAGGCCTCCGTCTGTTGTGATTGCGTGATGCTGTATGGGGGAGTGGTCTGGCCGGTGCTGATATCCGGCATTGGTCGGCTCAGTACTGAGGCATACAGGTGCCGATTCCATGAGCATGCGCATCAGCCTGCGCATTCAGACCACTCTCCGATACAGCCTGGCGATGGAGCCAGGTGGATCAGGCCTGCTTTAGTGGGCCCGGCAGGCGCGGGCGGGTGTTAGGCTTTTGCCTTGGATGGAGGCCATTCGGCGTATTCGCCAACGGGAAGTTCGTCCGTCACATCGCGATCGGCCCAAGCGAGAAACTTTTCGATGGGGATTCGTGGATAGTGCTGGCCGAACCTTACTGAGGGACCGTCGTACTGAACTTCGAATGCTCCGACATACTTGATGACGGTTCGGTCATTTATCAGCTGGCTTACGCCGCAGTTGACGGCGCGCGGCTTTTTAGCCCTGTACGTGCGCCCAACCTTGATTTGAAGTTCTGCCATTTCGTCCTCTCTCCCTGTATCAGGGCAAATGGAGCGAACGCCGGGCACTTCCCCGGATGCGTCAGGTCTGGCTGCGCTAGCCCCTCGACTCGTTCGCTGTTCGCTGGCGGCTCACTCGTCGAATTCGACGAACTCGCCCTCGGCATTCAACTGGTACCAGGTGTCCGGCTCTACGCCGTTCTCCCCGACCTTGCTGGCGCGGATATGGATTAGGCGCCCCTCGTCGTCACGATGACATAGGACGATGGCGCTACCAGCAGATGCGCGAGCGCGGCCTTCGATGCCCAGGGATGCGGCGACGGACTCCTTGCCGCTGACCTCGGCTGCCGATTGGTAGCCGGTGTTCGACGCTGCCGAGTAGTCGCCGGTGTTCGACGCTGCCGAGCGGTTGCCGGTGTTCGACGCTGCCGATTGGTAGCCGGTGTTCGACGCTGCCGATTGGTAGCCGGTGTTCGACGCTGCCGAGTAGTCGCCGGTGTTCGACGCTGCCGATTGGTAGCCGGTGTTCGACGCTGCCGAGTAGTCGCCGGTGTTCGACGCTGCCGAGTAGTCGCCGGTGTTCGACGCTGCCGAGCGGTTGCCGGTGTTCGACGCTGCCGAGTAGTCGCCGGTGTTCGACGCTG